TTGCAAACCAGGAAATGGGGAGTAGAAGAATGTTGTCGCCTGTTTCGAGTGTCTCCAATCAAGATCGGACATTTGGAGAGAAGCACCTTCAATAATATTGAGGAACTCAACACCGATCATCATGTCTCAACGCTGAGTTCTTGGGCTAAGCGTTTGGAGCAGGAGTGCAAACGCAAGCTGTTCCGAGAGGACGAGCTAGCCACTGTCTACAATGAAATGGACTTTGATGGCTTTCAGCGTGGCAACCAAGCATCACGCTATGCCGCATATGCAACAGGTAAACAATGGGGTTGGCTCTCAACAAACGACATCAGGGAGAAAGAGAATATGTCATGGATTGAGGGTGGAGACGATTACCTCGTGCCGCTCAACATGATGCCTGTGGCAACTCAGGCGGGGATTGAGTATGCCCCTACCTCCTTTGCGAAAAGTCAAACTCCATGCAAAGAGAAAGTCGATCTAGCTCCTATCATCGACGATACAACAAATCGATTGTATCGCAAGGAAATCAATGCTGTAAAAAGGGCGTGGAAGAAACACCAGGAGCCAGAAGCATTTATGGAGTGGGCTGTGGATTGGTACGGCAATCATTTGCAACTTGCCAAGGAGATGTTCGCACCGATTGAGAAAAGCACTGGTGCAGAACTAAATACACCAAACGAACACATAGAGAATTCATTGCGGGATTTGAGGGTTGCAGTGCAATCCGATAATCCCGCACAAGAGATAGATGGCGTGATTGCACGTTGGGAGGAATTTTGCGAGAAGTAATTTGTTTTTCGGCTGATACACAACTTAATGGAAACACCGTACAGGGATACGCCGCAAAGTTCGGCGTGTTGTCCCACGACCTTGGTGGCTTCCGCACTCGATTGCAGCCCGATTGCTTTTCCAAGGCAATGCAGAAACTCGACTGCACTCTCAATCTAGACCACGACGATAGCCGCCTACTGGGCAGAACCACTAGCGGCACACTGCAAGTCAGGCAAGATGAGACGGGATTATGGTTTTCCGCACAGTTGCCAAACACAACAGTTGGCAATGACGCTAGGGAATTACTGGACAGGGGCGATATCTCAGAATGCAGTTTTGCCGTCCTCATTGCCAAATCCAGATTTGTTGAGGAAGAGGATTTATTGATTCGTGAACTCCAGGAAATTGATGAGTTGTTGGATGTGTCATTGGTGGTAAGACCCGCTTTCCCAAAAACGGAAGTCAGTCTTCACGCATTGGAGAAATGGAAGAAATCCCGATGCAAGCCACGTTTGCTTGATGCAAAATTGAAACAGTTGATGGCGAAAGTCATCTAACTACGTGCTTGATTAAGAGTTTTTGCAATTAACCGAAATTCCCAGTAGTTCGTAGGACTACTGGGGGTTTTTTATTTTCGCAATTAGAAAGCATAGATACCTCAAACCAAGAGCGTGTGTGTCCTCAGAGCCGTTGCTGTCTGTCCACTGCTCGCTGCAATATTTGAGGTATTATGTCTAGTTGGATAGAAGAAAAGGAACTATTTGAGCAAAGAGCAAGACTGGTCGGACAAGCTGGCGACATCATCAAGAAAGCCCATGCCGAAGACCGTGATTTAACAAACGAAGAAAATGAGCAATTCGAGCGGCTCCATGCAGACGCCGACAAATACACAGAGCGTGTCAATCTGGGACGCAAACAGAGGGAAGCTGAAAACAGCATTGTAGGTCGTGAGGACTTCGATGTTGAAAAATCTCAACCAAAGCAAAATCGCTTTGAGCGATATCTCCGCTATGGTAACTCCGTCTTGAGTGAGGCCGAGCGATACGACATGGCAACGGACTCAACCGGTGCTGGTAAAGAGCTTGTGCCAGAGGATTATCACACCAAGTTGTTCGAGGTGTTGCAAGACATGACGGACGTGCTCTCCTTGGGGCCAGAAATCATCAAGACCTCAAATGGTCGTCCCTATCCCGTGCCGAGGATCGACGATTCGAGCAACACTGGCGAAAGACTCAGTGGCGAAAATGAGTCAGTTACGGCTGATGGCTCCAGTGATCCTGACACAGCAGATCTTACCCTTGGACACTACATCTACTCGTCCAAGGTAATCAAGCTGCCGTTGGCACTAGTCGAAGATGCCGCATTTGGCATCCAAGACAAGGTAATCAATATGGGTGCCGTGAGAGTCTCGAAGGTGCTTAATGTAGATCTCACCACGGGAGCAGGCTCGTCACAGCCGCAAGGTTACGTCACCGGTGCCAGTTCGTCAGGTGTTAGCTCTAGCTCCGCTACAGCCGTCACTTACACCGAGATTTTGGATTTGATCCATTCATTGGCTCGCCCTTATCGCAAGGGTGCGAAGCTCGTCTTCAATGACACCACGCTTTTAGCAATCAAGAAATTGACAGACGGCGACGGGAATCTATTGTGGTTCGGTGGCAATCCTGCCGCTGGAATGGCTCCAACCATCGCAGGCGTTGAGTATGGAATCAATGTCAACATGGCTGACATGGCTGCTGGTGCGAAGCCAATCGTCTATGGAAACTTCGGCTTGTCCTACTGTGTCCGCCTCATAAACAACGTCCAGACGTTTGTCTTTGTCGAGAAATACATGGACAAACTGCAACGTGGATACCTCACTGTTGTTCGTGCAGATGGTGGCGTAGTCGATAGCAACGGGCTAGTTTATTTCCAAAACAAAAACAGCTAAGAGGTACTATGGCAATCATCATGTTGAAGCAACTGGTGGCTCCTAATTTTGTCCTCGAAGTTGGCGAAGTTGTAACACTTGGCCCACTCAAGGAAGCTCATTGGATTATGGCTGGTTGGGCCGATGACTGGGACGAAGATGACGCTAGAGTTTTCGACGAACCAGTTATTGAGATAGACATGCGAGAATAATGTCCGTCCTGTTGAGGATGTATAGGGGCTGCTTCGGCAGCCCCTTTTTTTTGTGTTGCGTAAAGGATAGATAACACTATGAAAACAGTAACAATGAGACAGACAATTACAGGAGCGGTGAAGATCTACGAGGCTGGCCGCACCTATGACGTGAGCGACTATCAAGCTATTCGATGGAAGAAAGCTGGTTTGTGCGAGCCTACCGCCACTGCAAATGTGTCAATCAATACCACACTCAACGGCAAGCCCGTTGAGGTGGAAGTCATGGCAATTGACACCAGCGGAGCCGAAAAGGCCGTCAAGAAACCCAAGCGGAAACGACAACGCAAATCCAAGGAGGGATAAATGGTCACCCGTACAAAAATCACACCCTCCTCAACCTTGGCAGTGGAACTCGCCGAAGTCAAAGCTTATATCCGTATGCATGACGGCACCGCCGAAGATGATGAAGTGGAAGATTGCATCAAGTCGGCAACCGACTATTGCGAGGGAAAAGCAAATCGGTCGTTCCTCACTTCCACTTGGCAAGTTGTTGCCCCTAGTTTCTTCGCCGATGAAATCCGATTAAGTGTAGACACGCTGTCAGTCACTAGTGTGATTTACACAGACACCAATGGCACCGATCAAACCGCCGAAGCTTCCACTTATCTGGCAGACACAGATTCCTTTGTGGGAACTGTCCGCCCACTTTTTAACGCATCTTGGCCCGATACCCGGCCATCCACACCAAACGCAGTGAGGATCACTTACACAGCAGGCTATGGGGCAACCGTGGCCAGTCTGCCAACACAAGCAACTAGAGCCATCAAGTTCATGTCGGCATACTATTTTTTGCATCGATTGCCGATCATCACAGGAACGATCGTTGCCAAGCTGCCTGAGACCGTGGACGCATTACTTGCACAAATTGCGGCACCTGAAATTATTTGAGCGGGAGAAATATGAACCCAGGAAACTACAGGCACCACATGACAATTCAACTAGTCACCGAGGGCCAGCAGATCGCAGGGACTTCCGACAGTACCACCGATGTGGCAAACGTCTGGTGTTCGTTGCGTCCATTGAGCAGTCGGGAAACCACCTATGCCAAGGAAGTCTATTCCGAAGCAACCTACGAAATTCGCCTGTATTACTATGCAGGACTGACAAATTCACACAGGTTCAAGTATGGGACAAGACTATTTGAAATTGTAGGCAATCCCCTCAATCCCGATGAGACACAATTAGAACACGTTGTGAAGGTGAAAGAATGAAGCTCACAGGGGTAAAACAACTCGACAGCAAGCTTGCCAAGCTTGACAGCAAATTAGGCAAACGCACCTTGCGACGTTCGCAGAAACAAGTGCTAAAACCGATCCTTCAAGATGCGAAAGCAAACGCCCCTGTTGATACCGGAGAATATAAAGCTGGTCACAAGATCCGAGCGGGCAGAAGATCCAGGGTGAACTTGGAAACTGAAGTCCAAGTCAAAGGTGTCCGTCATGCTCCACTAGTGGAATTCGACAAAAAGTATAAGGATGGGCGAGTGGTCAAAGGTGCCCACAACCTAGAGAACGCATACGAGAAACACGCCGATAATGCGGTAGACAAAATGATCGATGCAATTTGGGCAGAGGTTAAAAAGGTGACTAAGTGATACACACTGATATTTATCTGGAACTTGTCGATGACACAAATGGGATTACCGATCTTGTTCCCGCCAAAAACATCGACATTGCCAAGGCTACTGGAAACCCAAGACTCGCTGTCTACCAATCTGGAATCGAAAAGGCCAGGAATGGAACTACCATGATGGGTTCGCTTAATTGGTCTTCACCTGTTATGAGGTTTGCAGCCTACTCAACGGATTTCTCTGAAGCCTACGCCATCTGTGAAGCCATCAAGGATCTTTTCGACCGACAAGCAAACGTCACTGTTGGCACGTTGACTGTTGCCAAAATCGAGCTAGACAACGAGGGAGACTTGGAAGCGATAGCTCCACAAGACGGGAG